ACCAGCACCGGTCGCGTGGGAGACCGTGGTGGGCCGCGCACTCCACCGCGGCGTCGAGGTCGGCGTTGCTGGCCACGACGAACTTGAACTCGGTCCGATCGTCGTCCCGGATCGAGGGATCGAGGGTTGGGGCTCCCCACTTCGGCACGATCTGCCCGGCGCTCGGGCCGACCTTCGGGGAGCAGGTGATGGTCGACCAGAACCGGGCGGTCGGGCCCAGCGGGCGGGTCCCGTTGGTCTCCAGGTCGAGCGGGTGGTGGGCGACCAGGTCGCAGGCCTCCAGCTCGGTGAACAGGACGGCCAGCCCGTTGGACTGCAGCAGGGGCTCGCCGCCGGTGACCACGATCCGCGCCCGACCGGCCCCCAGGGCTTGGAGGGCGTCGATCTCGTCGGCCAGGTCGTGCGGGGTGCGGGGGTGGACCTCGACGTCGTGCCGGTAGCGGTGCCAGTCCCAGGTGTAGGCCGCGTCGCACCACGAGCAGGTCAGGTTGCAGCCGGTCAGCCGGATGAAGTGGGCCAGCGCGCCCTGGTGCCGGCCCTCGCCCTGGTGGGTCGTGAAGGTCTCGGACACGTTGAGGTGGACGGGCGCCGTCGGCGGCCGGACGTGGTCGAGAGCCAGTGGCAGGCCGGGCATCACCGCGCGTACACCGCCCAGGTCTTCGGGGTCTCCGACCAACCGATCGAGGCGACCGGCCAGTCGGGGTGCTCGCGTTCGATCCACAGGTACACCAGACGGGCCAGGTTCTCCGCCGTCGGGTTCACGTTGTACGGCAGGACCTCGTTGAGGTGCCGGTGGTCGAGGGTCTCGTCCAGCCACGTCGACAGTGGCTTGAGGTCCCCGTAGTCGAGCACGAACCCGTGGGCGTCGAGGCCCTCGGCCGTCAGGGTCACCCGGACGACGGCGTTGTGACCGTGTACCCGGCCGCACGGATGTCCGTCAGGCAGACCCGTGAGCTGGTGACTATAAGAGAGGTGGAAGTCCTTGGTGATCAGCCAGCTCATGTCATCTCCGCCAGGAATCCGGCAGACCAGGCCGCCGCCAGCCTGGCCTGCACGATGCTGTCGCCGTTGGCGTCCCAGGGGCAGGGCGTGGGCGGCTCCCCGCGTTTGATGGCCTCGGCCGCCGCCTTTCCGAGGCCGGTTGCCACTGCTTCGGACCGCGTCATCAGGGCCACCATCCAGGGAGCGTACGGCGGGTGGGTCAGCCCAGGAAGTCGTCGAGAGTGCGGCCCTGGGTACGGGTGTAGTTCAGCAGTTGGTTCGAGTAGGTGTCGTAGGTGATGCGACCGTGCTCGGACCACCACCGCTTGAGTTCGTCGCTGGCCCACTTCCGCGCCCGGGCCTCCTGGCCGCTGAACAACGAGAACGGGTCGATCCCCGCTGCCTTGGCGGCCGAGTTGAGCATCTGGCCTCGGGTGGCCCACTCCGCCGAGACGTATCGTCGGGCGATCTCGTCCCGGAACTTCGCGCGAAGCATCTGCTCCAGGGTGTTGGCCCGGTTCATCCCCTCGGCCACCAACCGTGTCTTGAGCTCGGAGCGGACCTGGCGCATCACACTCAGCCCGGTGACGTACGCGACCGCATCCCGGGGGTCCTCCCCGTTGTCGATGCGACGCTGGACCTCGACCCACTGCGCCTCGTTGGCCTGAGCCCGCTTGATCGCCGTGGCCTCCCGGCGCAGTCGTCTGCGCTGCTCGGCCAACTGCTCCATGCCCTGCCGGCGGTCCATCTCGGCAATGACCCGATCCACCCCGGAGAAGTCCGGGTCGCGGGACAGGCCGTCGGCCAGGGCTCGTTCCAGGTCCTCGTCGGACACCCGGCGCAGTTCGTGCTCGGCCATACCCAGTGGCCCCGGCCGGATGGACCCGGCGGGGCGTGCCCCGGACGGCAGTTCCAACGGTCCCGGCGGGTGCATCACGCTGGCCTGGGCCAGCTCACCGGCGGTGCTCGCGTCAACGACTAGGAACGGCTTGGGGCGTCGTTGAGGTAGTAGATCCTTGATGGCGTCGATGCCCTGCTGGATCGAGACGTCCGTGGTTCGAGCCTGATTCGCGATTTCGAGGGCGGTCTTGACGTGGTCGAGCGGCTTGCCCCTGGCCCCGACGAGCACGCATCGACAATTCGCCGTCTCCTTGGCCGGGCCGCGGGGGTCGCCGGGATAACCCAGCGCGTACCCACCGACGATGAAGTCCTGATCCACCCGGACCGTCTGGCCGTCGGCCCGCAGATGTGTTGCGCGAGTTCGGTCGTCGTGGTGGGCGACCCACTTCTTGTAGCTGCCCGCGTTGCGGACGTGGTAGGCGAGCTTGCGGACGTTGTGAATGGCGGTGGTCTCGGTCCGAACCATCTGGACGACCCGCTGATACCAGTCCTTGGCCTTTCCGATGATGTTCACGAGTGGGGCCAGGTCCCCCACGAGCGGTTGAGACGCGGCGAAGCCGATGGTCCGAATCAGCGAGTGTTGAAACTGATCCCGCGACCAGTTCGCGTTGCGGCCGTAGGCCAGTACCTCTCTGGCGGTCGAGTAGACCTCCGGGAGCAGGGTGTTGTTCTGCAGTCGTTGCCGCATCCCCTTGAGGTAGGCGATCTCCTCGGCGGACAGCGCCCCTTCCGGGGGCAGGAATTTCTCGGCCCACCGGTTGTATGCCGCCCCGGTCGTCGCCTGCCAGCGACGCTCGACGGAGCCGATGGTGAATGGATCGGTGAGGCTGGCCCGCTTCCGCTTCCGGCCCGCCGCGAGCAGGACCGGGGCGTCCAGGGCCGCCATCGCGTCTTCTCGGACCCCGTCGAAGAACGCCTCGAAGATGGGGAGCAGGGCGGCCAGCATCTCCAGCTCAAGCGCGGCCCGGGCCCGGGTCGCCGCGCCCGGGGAGGTCAGGTCATCGGCCATGACCGGCTTCGATCAGGACGACGGCGACCGGCAGGCTGAGCCTGGTCTCGAACCGATAGTGCAGCTCCGCCAGCGCATGTGGCATCGAGGCCACCGCGAGGTCGTGGACGTAGTCATCCAGACACGCCGTCACGGCGGCGGCCGTCACCCCGCAGCATCCGTGGCTGGTCAGCATCGCCGGGATCACGTCCCAAGCGCCCCGTAGCGCCTTGTCCACGATGGGATCGGTGACCGGCCACCGGGTGTGGGCCTGGTGCAGGGGCAGGGCGGCGACTCGGGCCTCGTGCGGACGGGTCCGCTCGGACCGCACGATCCAGGTGCCCAGCCGTTCCAGGGCCTTGATCACGAGCACGTCGCAGACGGCGAGCAGGACATCGGAGGCGACCGCGCCATCGGTTACCCCGCAGCAGGGGCAGGTGTCGGTCACAGGACTCGCACCAACCCGTTGGCGATCGCCGTGGACAGCTCCTGATCGACGTCCGGGTGTGCCTTGCCGACCTCGGCACGCAGACCACCACCGGTGACGATCGAGGGTGGCGTGACTGGGTTCTGATCGGTCCCCGGAGCACCGGTTGGGGTCCGCTCCCCGCCGCGCTCCTCGTTCTGCTCCGCCTCGGTCGGGACGACCGGGGTCGGCGCGTCGCCTTGCTCCCCGGCCGACATTCCCATCACCGCCTGCACCTGGGCGACCAGGGCGGGCAGCCCGGGGTCCTGGGCCAGGCTCGGTGCCTTGATCACCATGTCCAGGGCCATCCGAACCCCGGCCGGTAGTTCCTCGGTGGCCGGTGGTGCGTCGGAGTCGTCGAACCCGGTCGCGTCGCGCAGGGCGTCCGTACTGATCCCGCCACGGTCGTAGACCGCGATGGCGTCGGTACTCCGGTTCGGCCGGACGATCAGATCGGAGACGTCGTACCAGATGACGTAGGTGTGGGCCTCCTCCTCGCTCATCCCCTGGTCGATCAGTACCGGCCACAGGTACTGCGTCGTCAGGGCGTCGCAGATCAACGCCAGCGGTGGTTCGAGGTGGGTGGTGACCACGTCCTCCTGGACCAGCCACGCGCCCCAGTGGTTCATGCCCGCGGTCCCCAGCAGCAGCTCGGGCGGGGCGTCCTGACCGAGGGCGAGGCGTCGGATGGCCTCGTCGCGCAGTGACCGGGCTTCGCTGTCCAGCGGCTTGGCGAAGGTCATGAACTGGAACAGGGCCGCGGCCTCGTCGGGCACCACGATGACCAGCGGGACCAGTGCCGAGGCCGATGACCGGTCCTGGATCGGCTTGAGCATCGCCTCCAGCAGGGCCTCGGTGAACGGGTCGTCGGAGCTGTCCTCGGTCGCCCCGGACGCCAGGCGAATGGCACGGGCGGCCGACTGGGGAACTATCAACAGGCCCGCACCCGCCAGCCGGGAATCCACCTGGGCGCTGATGTGCATGGTGAGCCCGACCAGCTCGCGGAGGACGGGCAGCGAGGAGCGGGTGGGGCTGTCCGCCTCCCACCAGCGGCGCGGGTGTGGGCGCCAGACCCGGATCAGCCACAGGTCCTCGGGCTCGCCGGTGACCCGCTCGTCGTCCCCCTCACCCAATTTCAGGGTGACCAGACCACCTGGGGCGCTGGTCACCTCGGAGACGGACAGCATCCGCCAGTCCAGGTCGGCGATGTCCAGATCGGGGTCGAGATGTGGAGTCGTCTGCGGGGTGACGGCGTCCGGGAGCAGGTGTCTCGGGATGCCCACGAGCCAGCCGTCGCCGGCTACAAAGAGGTTGACCCCCATCCGCCACAGGATCTGGGCACGGGCCGCGCTACTGTTCCCGACGGCGGCCAGGATGTCGGTCACGTCCGGGTTGTCCATGACCGGCACCGGCATCCCGGTGGGGTCCTCCTCGTTGACGGACCCCACGAACAGGCGGGCCTGGGACAGCCGACCGGCCAGGGTCGAGGCGAGGAATCGCTGCTCCCCGACGAGGTCGTACATCTCCCAGGCGTCCTCCTGCCAGGACTTCGCCGAGGACCCGACGCTCCGCCGCAGGGTCTGCGAGGTGAGTCGGCGGGCACTGGCGATCAGGCTGGTCAACGGGGCGTGACGGTCAGGCTCGCTCATTCACCCAAGGCTAGGGAGCTGACCAGGTCCGTGGAAGTCGAAACGACGATCAGCCCTCGATCGAGTCCAATACGAACAGTGAATCCGCCACGGACAGTACGACCGCGGCGAGCCCACCGGCCCGGCGGATCGCGAGGAGCTGGGCGAGCTGAATCGGGGTCGCCCTCCCGACGGCGTGGGCGGCGCTCTCACCGGGCTGGGGAAGCTTCACTTCCAGCCCGACGAGGCGTCCGCGGTGGCAGACGAGCAGGTCGGGGACTCCGACCATCTGACCTGGGTGCCCGTGCACCTTGAACACCCAGGCGTCAGGGTGCGCGCGCTTGATCGCCTTGACGATCGAGTCGGTCAGCGCGCGCTCGGTCACGTCACTCCTTGGCGGCGGCAAGCTGCCAGGAGGTCGGCTCCTCCGGTGGCGGCGACCAGTTCCGCGCGGGTTTGCCGAGGGTGGCCAGGATGCGATTGGCGTCGTCCCGACGGACCCGGGCTTCCACCCGGGACCGGCGGGAGGCGGCCTGTTCGGCCTCCGTCCACAGCTCATCCACCAATGTGAGTACGTTCTCACGTAGCGACATCAGTACACCTGTCTAGAGGTTCAGTTCGTCGAGGTTGATGTCGTCGGGCACCGTCACCCCACCACCGTTCTGGGTGGCCTGGGGGGATCGGGACTGCTCGTCAGCCGCCGGGCTCGTGCCCAGTGAGGACGGAGCCGGGTCCACCTCGGTCGGCTTGGTGAACTCCTCCAGCCCGGACAGGTCCTCCGGGGGCAGGTCACCCTCGACGGGCAGGTCGTCCGGCCCGGCCCCGGATGCCGTCATCGTCTCGACCACGGCGTCGGCCGGGAGCTTCATGTAGCCCCGGACCTCGGACTTGACCTTGCCGTTGTAGGGCTCGCCGTCCTCCACGTCGACCAGGAGCTGCCGGTTCAGGAACTTGCGGATGTCCAGGGTGAACTTCCTCTTCGGGGTCGGCAGGCCGATCGCCTGCATGAAGCCGACCACCCGGAACAACGACTTCTCGGTAAGCACCAGGCGGTCGATGATCGTCGCGCCGTCGTGCGGCCCACCGACGACGCGCAGCCAGACGTTGATCATCGGGTTCTTGGCCTTGGACTCGTCGGGCTCGACATCCTCGACCATGACCCGGTATCGGCCCTCGGCCACATGGCCGCCGACTCGATCCTTGTAGTTGGTCATGTCGACGGTCATGACGTAGCTATTGCCGGTCATACGGGCTGATCCTCCTGAGTGGTGGGGGCGGCCGGTGCCGCCGCTTGACGGGGCACCCCGCCGACGCCCAGGGTCCGGCCGAGGGCGGGCAGGGTCAATGCTCGGGTCCGCCCCATGATCGAGGGCAGCTTGCCCCACAATCGGTAGGGCAGCCGGGCTTTCGTCCGATACTCGGGATTGGCCCCGAAGCGGACGATGTGGCGATAGGTGGCACTGCCATCCTCGCCCGGGTGGTCCATGTCCTCCTCTAGATCGGTGTAAAGGATGTAATCCGGGGCCGCGAGAGTGATGGACAGCGCCCCCTTCTGGACATCGGGGGTCCGCCTGATGGTCCCGGAGTCCTCGTCCTCCATGTACTTGGTCTGGGCGGTCATCACGACGTGCATCGGATGCTCCCGATTGCCGTCGGCCAGCCCGAACCAGAACGTGGCCAGGTCGGTCATGATGTCGAGCGTCTGCCCCCACGTCCGCTGGTCGGCCGGGGCGGTGCCCTGCCTGATTTCCCGGACCGCGGTCTCGCTGTGGCCCAGCATGAACCGCATGGTCATCTTCTGGGTCGCGGTCAGGCTGTCCAGAACCACGGCCTTGAACGGGTGGTCCCCCGAGGCGAGCCACCAGTAGGTGTCGTCCAGCGCGGTGGCACTGTCCGGTCGGGCGGGAGTGATGTTCTTCTCCCACGGCGTGCCCTGGTAGCTCCGGGTGCCCTTCTCCCCGACCAGGTCGAGAAACAGGGTCGGCCCCAGGTCGGCAATGGTCGACGCGAGGGTGGTCTTGCCCGACCCCTGCGGGCCGTGGATCAGCACCCGGAACCAGTCGGGGGTGCGTTGCTCCGGGGTGATGACCCCGACCACGTTCGGGATGGTCGCGGTCACCAGTCCTCCGCCCGGTCCTGCCGGGCACTGTGCACCCAGGACACCGACCTGCGGCCGGACACGGTCGGGGCGGTACAGGGCTGGCCGGGGGCGGCGTTACAGGCCGGGCAGGTCACGGTCCGGGGGTCCGGTCGGGACCCGGCCGCAAGCAGTGCCGTCATAGTTCTCCTGTCGGGATTGTCTGTCGTTACGTAGTATGTCTGTCGTTACGTAGTACAAGGGTACCACTAATGGGTGACGGGGACAACCAGCGACCGCCGACCCTCGACCCCGTCCCGGGGGCGTTCGCGCAGTAGATAGTCGCTCAGGTCGTAGGCACCGTCCGTCCCACCGACCATCTCGTCCCGGCAGAGCTTGACGAAGTCACAGAACCGGCAGGCCGAGGTCAGGCTGCGGCTCGCCGCCCCGGTCCGGTCCACCCGGGCGGTTGTTTCGTGGATGTCCAGCATCGAGTCCACCGCGGCCACCAGGTGGGCCTTGATCAGGTTGACGTTCAGTGGGACGAGGGTCCGTTGGAACCAGATCGAGCGGGCTGCCGGGCTACTCAGCTTCTCCACGATGTTCGGTTCGGCGGTGTAGTAGCCACCGGCCGACCCGTCCTTCTTGGCCCCGGGGAAGTAGACCCCCTCACCGTCCGGCCCGGCGGCCCACTGCAGGTACGTCTGCAGGTTCGTGCCGTTGACCGAAGGCTGCCCGTCGCGCACCGCGAGCCGACCGGACTGGGTCAGCCTGGGCGGCTGCGGGGCGACCGACCGGGCTCGGTCGTAGGCCACCGCCCGGATCGGCCTG